GTACCTGCAACCGTGACGGCATCCAGCGTGATAGCGCCAGTGCCATCGACGGATGATGCGCCGACGTCGCCCGATCCCGCGACGGTGACGGTGTCGAGAGTGACCGCGCTTGTGCCGAAGACGACGTCGGAGACGACGCCAGTGCAGGCGACGGCGTCCAGGGTGATGGAGCCGGTGGCGACGTGTGTTTGCTGGCCGCCACCAGAGAACGCCACCGTGCCGAGGGTGACTGCCCCGGTCGCGACGATGACGGGCGAGCCGCTTGCGGCAACGGCCACCGTGTCCAGCGTGACAGCGCCAGTCGCGACGTGTGTCTGCCGGCCGCTACCAGCCGAGACGACGGTGCCGAGGGTGACAGCACCTGTCGCAACGTGCGTCTGCCGGCCACTGCCCGAGACGGCGACGGTGTCGAGGGTGATTGCGCCGGTTGCGTTGACGCCGCTACCAGACCCTACCGTCGCGCTGCCGCTGACGACGGCGTCGCCGAGCGTGACGTCGCTCGATTCCTCGAGGTTGATCGGCGGATTTGGATCGTGGTTGGTGGGCTTGGTCGCCCACTGCGTCTGCGCCCACGATTGGACCTTGAGGCCGTTGCCAGAGATGCGATGCACGGCCTCGACCTCCTACGTCAGACTAGCCCGACGCCGTGGCGAACATCCCGTTAAAAGTTGCCCCCGTCGTCGACGCGCTGTTGACGTCCAAAAACGCAAGGCAAGCGTCGTCGAAGATGCGCGTCAAATTGAATGCGGTGTTGATCCCGTCGACGATGGTCATCATGTTGGCGACGACGCACGGCAAAAACGCAATCGGGTGCCCGATGACGAATGCCACCGTGCCCGTCACCGAGGCGGAACACTGCATCTGCGTCAACGTGCGAATGCCGTTGTCGCCAACCGCAAGCGGGGCGAACCACTGATGTAGCGGGTGATCGAGACGGTTGATCACCGTCGATGTGTTGCCCGTCAGCGACGGCAGCGTCGAGGCGTTGCCGTTTTGGTCGGTATAGGTGCAGACGGTCCAGTTGTGCGCAGTGTTTCCTAGGGTCCCTTGAACTTCAACCATGAGAAAGTTGCCGTCGCAGGAATCCGGCTGGTCATCGGCGGTGTTCTGGTAGCGCGTGGGTGTGCCGGTGACGGCCTCCGTCGCCGTTGACGACATCGTCTTGTTGACCTGAAAAAGCCGGTCATAGAGCAGCAAAGTGCGCGGTGCGAGAGTCGACATGATGTCAGAACGAACGAAGTGCTGCGTGTCTGGCGACGACGGGTTGACGAAAAAGAACGCGCCTTGCGTCGCGCTGGTGGGCGCGGTGCCACCGGGAGCAGCCGCCGCAGCGGTCCCCGCAGGGGGATAGTTACCGACGCGCCAAAGGGAACTGGTTCCGCCGACGACGGTCGTGGTTCCATTCTTGGCAAGCGTGAAGTCCCTGCGCTTCCCGTTGTTCGTGACTTCGTTGATCAGGTCCGACAGCGACGAGAACCCGTGCATCCGGTGACGCTTGGCGACCTTGCCGATGGCGTGGTCGACACGCTCAACGCATCGCTCGGTGAGAGACATGAAGTCACCGCCGTCGATCTTGCCGACGAAGTCACCACCGCGACCGCACCACACACCGCCTGCACCGGGGACGCCGTTGATGAGGATCGGGCGCTTGCCGTGCCAGTCACGCATGGACCCTGAGATATGCTCCACCTGGTCCGCGCCAAGCCATCGCTCCAGCTTGCTGGCGTTGGTGCTACGTCGTGCGATCACGTTGGCCATGTCGTCGTCCTCTCAGGTGCAGACTTCGCCGGCATAGATGCCGACGTTAGCGGGTGGCTGCGTCGTCGTCGACGTGGGGCTTGAGCCGTGGCCATCGAGCCAGAACCCGACAACGTGGGCGCACTTGACGCAACGCCAGAAGACCTTGCTTTCGGCGTCGGCCTCGCCAGCGGGAGCCGTCGCCGACTCCCACTGTGCGTGACCGAGGTTAAGCGCCGGGTCGACGTCGTGCATCAGTTGTTGCCGTCAGTGATGGTCAGGCTGGTCACCTGCACCGGCTGGCCCGAGACGATGGACAGCGTCGTCAGGTTGAGGTCGCTGCCCGACGTGCCGCAGTCACCATCACACACAAAGGTGCCGGTGCTGTCGGTCAAGTAGAAGAACGCCGCCGTGCCCGTGGCGTTCGCCGACGTGTCGGAGAACGGCGTCGTGAACGTCAGCACACCCGACGACGACGAGCCGCAGGGATCGGCGCAAGTCAGCTCGGCGAGCAGAGCGCCGGCAGGGGTGCCGCCCTTCGTCGGCTTGCTACCGGCGTAGATGCGGAGCAGGCCCGCGCCAGAGCCAGCGTCGACGGCGGCACGGATTGAGTCGACGCGAGTGTTGCGAACGGTGTTTGCGATGCGGACGGCCACGGTGTCACCCCACAGAGAGGATAGCAGGAAGAGCGCCGGTGCCGGTGGCAACGACGCGAGCAACGGTGAGGCCGTCGACGTGCTGCGTGGTGACCACGCAATCAGCCTCAGGCATGTAGGCATACATGACGGCCCCGATTTCGGTGCCGACTTGGAGTGACACCTTGCGGGTCACGGACACGTCGCCAGCGGCGTCGCTGTCGCCGATGAGGTCGTTCAGCGTCGGTGAACCCGCGCTGTCCTGCAGCTCGCCAGCGAGGTTGGCGTCGCCGAGGTAGACGCTGAATTCCATCGTGAAGGTCTTGCCGTCGCCAGTGCTGCTCACGCCACCGACACGACCGTTCGTGCGCGTCGACGCAACACGAGGCGTCGTCGCCGCGCTGTAGTTGATCGTCAAGTCGCGGGCGATGACGTCGTTGCCGGCGAACCACATACGGCAAGCGTCGACGACGATGGGGTTGCCCGACACGGGCTCGGCGTGGGCCGGGTTGGCCTCGGCAACGTCGCTGAACGACGTCGGCGAGAACACGGAGGTCATGCCGACAAGACCGGCATTCGGCAGGGCAAGCGCAAGGCTCATCGGCATACAGCCGAAGTAGTCGCGCCGCCAGTCCTCGCCCTCTGCGGCAAACATCGCATGGACGTGGTGCGTGACGGCGTCAGCGACGGTGTAGACCGCGTTGCGGAAGACAGTGGCTCCGCTCGTCGGGGTGCCGCTGTAGGGATGGTCGAGGGTGAGCGTCGTGGTTCCGCCACCGCTGGCGATGCGACCCATCTGCAAGCCCGCCGACGAAGCGAAGGCGATAACCTGCCCGTTCGCGGTGGTCGTGCCGACGACGGCAATGATTCCCGACGCTGGCGTGTGACCGCTTGCAGCGACAGTCGGCGCAACGCCCGTCGTCGCCGGAGCGACAGCGCCGAAGAGCGAGGCGAGCAGGTAGCCTTGCTCCATCTTCGCCTCCCAGTCGGTGACAGCCGCGCCGGTGTTGGCGTTGACGCCGCGCATCTCCGTCGCCACGGAGATATCGGCGAGGTCTTGCACACCACGGACATGCGAGTAGCGCCGGCCCGACAGCGACCGCAGCGACCGCGCAATCGGCGCACGGTTGCGCGGAAGGAACGACGCGCCGTCGTCGGTGAGACGGAGCGGCACGAGCGTCGGCGTGCCGGTGAACGTGAAGGCGTTCGTGTGGAGGCCGTAGCGCAACGTGGACAAGCGAGCGACGTCGGTCATGTGCTGTACCTCACTTCAAGATTCATTCGCAGGCGGCGGGCACCGCTCACCTGCTCCACAGTGTAGGGCGCTACGTCGGTCCCTGCTGGCGTGACAGCGACGATGCCAGACGTAGCGCGGTCCCAGTTGGACCCGAGGGCGAATGCCGCCGCAAGTTGCGCGGCGTCGGTCGGGATGGCCTCATCGATGGCGCTCGTGTTGCCGACGCTGTCGACGTACTCGACGACGATTTCCCACGTCAGCCGATGCCGGGTCTGCTGCACCTGGTATGGCCCCTCGGCTGCGCCCGACAACACGCGCCCCCACCATCGGCGCGACTGCGTACCGACCGTTTCGTCATGGCCCGCGACATCGTGCGTAAAACGCGACGGGAGCCCACGCGAGACGACGGCAGGGGTGATGCCGCCGGGGATCGCCACAAGGGCGCGGCGGGCATCCTGCCACGTCACCGTGAGATCCTCATGAAGCGCGGACCCTGCGAACCCGGCGTCGGAATCTCCGGCGTGACCTCGTCCTGCGAGCGGGTGATGAGGTCGATACGGTCGTAGGTGGTCTGCTTGATCTGCTCGTAGCTAGCTTCAAGTCGCGACACGAATTCCGACGGGGCGGCTGGCCACTGGCGGGCGAGGTGGACCACCGTGGCGGCAGCATGCATCGGCACAAGCACGTCATCGGTGAGCACGTCCTCGTCGAGGATGCCACGCGCCGCAAGCGCGGGAACAAGCACCATCCGCCATGATGCCTGAATGGCCTCCTCGAGGGTGAGGTCTGACGATGACGCAATCTGCCGCACGACGGGGTAGGACTGCGTTAGCTCTGTCGGCGACAGCGCAATCGACGTGATGCGCCGGACGACACGAAACGACTCGTCCCATTCACGCACAACGCCGTCGACCGTGGCGCGGAAGAGCACATAACCCGCGCCGGGCTCGATGGTCTGTGCTGCCGTCAGGGCCACAGACACCGCCAGACCGCTCACAGTCGACGCATGGCCGAGGTCGCAGGGCAGGGGCTCAGCGAGCCACAGAGTCGACAGGGTGCCACTACGGGCCGCGACAACCACCACCGGGCGGGCGCTGGACGAGTCCGTCACGAGATAGCGCCGGCCGGCGACGATGGCGACCGACGCCGCGAGCGGGAGACTATCGGCACCTTCCGGCACCGCGCCTTGCGTCGTCGTCGACAGCGGGTCGACCGTAGCGGCGACGTAGGCCCCCAGAGCATCGGGAGACTGCGACGGGATGCGTCTCGCCGTTGCCGACGAGGGAACGCCGGTCGAGACACCGCCATCCGTCGACAGGCGCGGATACGACAGGATCGTGTCTGTGGAGCCGACCAGCACGCGCTGCATGGCCTGCACTATAATGCAGTTGACGTCCGGGCGCTACCCCATGCAGCGTGGGCCATGCCTCACGATCCAATTGCTCGCGCCCACGCCCAGCTCGGCCGAGTCAAGCGCCAACGGGAGGCCGGGTTGGCTCTGCTGGCCGAGACGCTGGCCGACCTTGACGCTGCGCTGTCGATTGTGTGTCGCTTGCCCAACACGCCAGAACGGACGGCGCTCTATGGGGTGATCGTGCGACGCGCCGAAGTGCTGCGCAAAAACGCGCCCCCGGTCACCGCACCATGCGGAGCCGGGGGCTAGGCGAGCTGAGGCCATGAGCGGGTCTAACCGAAGACCTTCGCCTTGCCAAGCAGCACGTTCAGTTCGCGCTCTTGATCTGGCGTCAGGCCCATGAACGGACGCGCTGGCGTCGTCGAGGTGCCGTGGTGGATCCAGTAGCCCAGCACGTTGTGTGGCGGTCCCTGTTCGCCGGTCTTGATTTGTCGTTGGCCTGATTCGCGCTTGAGGTCGCGTTCAAGTTGACGGGCCTCGCCACGTCTCAGGGTCTTGCTGATGCCTGTCTCGCCGAACCGCCCTTCGACAAGGCCAGCACGACGGAGCGCCCTGATTTCTGACGGCGCACGGACCTGGCTGCTCGACCCCGTGTCTGGCGCGATGACGACCTCGACGCCGGTCCCGGTAATGCGCGTTTCGCGGACCTTGATGGAGTTCATGAGTCCGCCGGTCAAGCGCAGGTCTATCTTCTGATCCTCGCCCATGCGCTGTAGCTGTCGTCGGTACTGCGTCGAGTAGCTGGCAAACGCTTGCCCCGTCGACGAGATGCCCTGATCCGTGCGTCGCAGGATCGCGCCGGGGACAAAGGCACCGATCACCTTGGCTGCTTTCTCGGGGTCAAACTTGACCGGGGTGCCGCTCCGTTTGGTTGTGATTCCCACGTCGTCACCTCCGTTGCATAGCCATCGTCTCAGCGTCGATAATGAGCCTTGATCCATCGGGCCGATAAATCTCGATCCCTTCACGGACCGCCGTCTCCACCGTCGTCGGTGCCCAGCTATGCCGGCAGTTGTACCCGCCGCAATAGTCGTCGGCAGGGAGGCCCTGTCCGTTGTCGAGGCGGGCGGGATCGGTGACTGCCTTGCCGACCCACGTTCTGCAGAAGGGCCGGTTCTTCGCGTCGCGTGGCCCGACGTAGACGTAGACGAGGTCGAGTTCCGCCTCGACCTCACGGGCCGCAGAGATAACGGACCGTCGACCGACCGCCATGATGGCGGCATCGACTGCGGCCGACGCACGGACATACGTCGTCGACAGTCGCGCCCGCACTTCCTCGATGACGTCGGCAAGCGACCCACTGGACGTGATGCCGCGAGACACGGCGTCGCGCATCTCCTCACGAGCCAACCTGAACACCGCGACGACGTCGGCGACTTGGCCATTGACGATGGCGTCTAGTTCTCGTCTCGCGTCGACCGATAACGCCGAAGGAGGCGCACCCAAGACAGCGGCGACGGCCTCGACGGCGCGTTGTCCGACGACACCGCGTACCGTTTCCCCCTCGGCTTCCAGTCGGCGACGTATCTGCGAGAGGACAGCCGCTGAAGTCTGCGCTTGTCGGCGGACGAGGCTGTCCTCTCCGGGGACGGTGTCGAGGGACAAGAGGATTCGCAGAAGGTCGCGCTCAAGTGCCACCTCGAGACGTCGCAGGTCTTCGACGGCGGCATCGGCGACGACGCCGGCAGCATCCGCCCCGCTCACGACGTGGCCTCATCCTCGTCTTCGTCCTCTTCCTCGACGACGGTTGTCTCGCGTCTCGCCGTGAACGGAGAGCCCGCCAGTGCGCCGGGCAGACTGACCTGTGGCGCACGGACGGCCTTCATCTGCTCAAGGTACGCCTCCGCAGTCGCACGGTCGGCACTCAGGCCCAGCATCACGCGAGCGTCAGCCTCATCGACGAGCCCGGCTTCCTTCAACGCCAACACACGATCCTGCTTCTCTTGATCGGCCTCGTAGGTCTTGCCCATCGACAGCGTGACCATCGGCTTTACGTCGCCAAACTCAGCGGGGCTCTGTGGATCAAACAAGCGCAGCACGTCGACGACGATGGACAGGAGTTGGTTTTCCTCGAACGCCTTGAAGATGGGCCTGCTTTCCGCGACGCGCTGATCGTGCGGAGCGTTCGCGATCATGCGCGACACGCCGGACTGCGGCGCACCGGGCTCAACGGCGTAGGCGTCGGGGCTGTTGCCACGCGACACGCCGAGTTCTTGCAAATCACGAGTCGCGCTGGCCTCGATGGCAGCATGGTCCGCGCCGGCAGTCTGCGCTTGCAGAGTCTCGCCGGACCCGATCTGCAACACGACACCTGGACCGCCTACCAGCTCGCTCGTTTCGCGAGTGAGTCCGCTGTAGACCCACGTCGCATGGGCCTGCATATCGACGACGTGCTGCCGATTGGACCTCGACACGTTCAGCCGGTCGACGTTGGCGACGACGTCACGGTCGGGATCGGGCCAGATACCGCCAGCGCCGGGCTCGATGCGCAGGAACGCGCCGGGGAAGCGGCCCTCATATGCCTCCGACGCCGTCGCAGTCTTGCCGTCCTCCGACACGCGCCGATGCGACCACGCGCCGAACGAAACGAGATTGCCAGCATCATCCTCGACAAACTCCCTCGACCACACCCACCACAGCGGCGACGCCGACGACGGCGTGGCCTGCTTAATCGCGCAAAGCCACAGCGCGTCGGGGTCATCGGGGGCCGATGGATGGGCCAGCGTGACGACGTCGTGCGTCCAATAGATCTGGCAGACGAGCTTGCCGATGTCGCCGATCTTGCGCCAGCCGACCATCGCAAACGACGCACGGACGCCAGCGTGACAGCGCCGTTCCATCTCTGGCATGACGACGTCGATGCCGGCCTCGTCAAGCCCACGGCGGAAAGCGACAAGGCGCTCGTCCTCTTCGTCAAGCGCCTCGCCCTCGTCGTCAACAAGGGTGCGGTCCGCTGGCGTGGCGTAGACGCCGCTGTCCTGCCTCGCAAAAAATCGAAGCCAGTTGACGGGGTCAATCGGAAGTTGCTGGTAGGTGCGGGGATAGGCCTTTTTCAGGGCGTCGCGAATCACGCTGGCCTGGTCGCCCGAGTAGCGTACCGCCAGCCCCTTCACGACGCTGTCGTAGTCAGCGGGTCGCGTCTTGCGGCCAGCGTCGAGTAGCGCCGACAGTTGGTCGGGCATCCATGCGCCGGCCTGCTGTCGGATTGTCTCGATCACGGCATCGCTTGCGGCGTTGTAGGAAATCATGCCGCAACCCTACCACGCCAAAAGTCAAGCGGAAACACCCGGTCAGACTCGCCCCCATTCGTCGGTCAGTGCGTCACCTGGCGTTGTCTGGTTCGCCCGTGGACGATGCACCGGCCATTGCCAGTGACAGAGGTAACCGAGGGCGTCGATACCGTGATCGATATCGCCGCGCTTGTCGGGGTCGCCGTGCTTGTCCAGTGCCTGCGTTTCCAGCGCCCGAGTGAGCACGGGAGCCGCGCTGGCATCGACGGTCACGCGCCGATCACGGAAGAGCACATTCAGCGTGTTGACCCTGTCCTTGACGGGCGGGTTTGCGTTGCCGTGGATTGGCCTGAACCCGGCCTGCGTCAACAGCGCGACGTCGCTCTTCGTCGACGTGGAACGAAGCGCCGTGCCGCTGGCGTCGACGAACGCCTGTAGTCTCATCTGGTACACGTCGTCTCGCGTGTAGTGCCTCCCTCTTGTGCGGGTGAGGTAGTGCGCGATCCACTGTGCCACTCGCTCAGCATGTTCGTCCGTCGTCGTGCCGCCCTCTTTGATCACCTCGCCGACGACGTGTGTCGTGCGTTGCGACTGGTCCGTCTCGACGACGATCCAATGCATGTAGCGCACGTTGAAGTCACACGCGATCTGAATGGTGCCCCTCACGACGACGGGCGACACGCAATGCACTCGCCGGTCGAATCTACCATAGACGCGCCCGCCCTTGGCCGTGCGGACGCCGTCAAGTTTCTCTGACGCCGTGCTGTCGTCCATGCGTTGACGCATCGATTCCACATACGTCGACGACAGATAGCTATTCGCCGACGACGTCACCGACCACTGCCGCACGTCGGGGCTCGGCTTGGCGAGGATCATCTCATAGGCAGGGCCGTAGCCTTCAGGGGTGCCCGTCAGCACGATTTGCTGACACGGCCCCATGCTCACACGGGCCATCGCCGTCGTCAGGGCCTCGACGTCGCAGAGTTCCCACTCGTCGACGAGCAGCCCGCCAGCGGTGATGCCTTCAAGGGAGCGGGGCTCGTCGGCCGACCGGCAGAGGATCTCCACCTGCTTGCGCCGTCCGATGGTCAGGATCTTGTCCGTTTTGTGCCATGTATAGGGCAGCTTCCACGCATCCAGCATCCTCTTCGCCGTCGCCACGAAGACGTCGACGACCATGCGGTAGGTAGGCTCGACGACGAGGATCGGGAACCCACCAGACCGGAACGCCATGTCGACGACGGCCGCGACACCGGCGACCGTTTTCCCGCTGCGGTAGCCGCCCTGCAGGACCTTGATCCGCGACGTCCTGTCACCCACAAGCGCAAGCTGATGGGGCAGTAGGGTCGCCGCGCCGCGCTGAATATTCAGCACGGTGCGCTATTTCCCGGCCGGCGTGACCACCGCCGGAACCCAGTCCACCACGTCCACAGTGTCGGGCGCGTCGGCGACCGTGCGTCCAGGTGGCCCGTAGCGGGCGGGGTCGAGGGCCGCCAACATGGCGAGGATGGCGGCGCGGTCGCCCGACTCGGCCAGCTCGCGGAGATGGTTTTCCAGTTCCTCGACCGTTGGCCCGGCCTTGGCCTCTGTGGCGTCCTCAGTTGGCTCAGGAGCCCATTTCGCGTGGGGAGCGAGGGTGTGCCCCAGCACGAAAGCCCGGCACTTCTGGCGGAGTTCTGGCGATGCGTCCGCCACCAAGGCGATCACGCGATCATCGGCGTCTTCGCCGGGCGCACATGCCGCCTCTGGACGGGCAACGCCGACCGCATATTCGATCCGAAGAATCTCGGCGGAGGCTTCCCGCAGCCAATGCGGCAGGAGTAAGCGCCCCGCCTGCTTGCCGGACACCGGCTTGCGGGGGTAGTTCATACGCGACGATCATGCCAGATTGGCACAAAAAAACAAACCCCCGACACCATGCCGGGGGTCCATCTGCCTTGTCAGGGCTCCATCGTGGGCGTTGTCTAGCGCGTGGTAGCGATGGAGGCAACAAAAAAGCCCCGGCGAACCGGGGCGAGTGGGGTCAGGTGAAAACGGGGCCAATGCTCGGGATCTCGACGATCACCACCTCGACCTCACCGCCGTAGCGGGTGCCGTCGGGGTATGGCGGGCGCCAGCTGAACCCTCTGAGCCGTGGGGTCGCCATCACGCCGCACACGGGTTCGTTCTCGGCGGACCATGTGTCAAGGACGACGGTCCCACCGATGACGGCGATATGACACCCGCCGCCGTCTGACGCCGCCGCGATGGCCCCCAGCCGCTTGATTTCGGCTTCCACCTCGACCTTAACGGCGTCCGCCACCTGCTCGTCACAGCAGGCGACAAGGGGAACCGTTGACCGGTCGGAGTATTGGCCCGCTGTGATAAAGACGATGTAGGCGGTCATGTCTCTCCAAGTGAAGGCCCGCATTTGGCGCTGCGGGCTCTTTATCGGTCGCAATGGAAAGCGGTCAGTCGACCGCGATCCATTGCCAGTCGTCGAGGGCCACAAGCATGGCGTCCGAGGGGGTGGAGGAGAACGACTCAACCGAGCCGTCGGGGTTGGTGATGGTGACCATCACGGTCGCGGCAGGCTTGGTGTCGGTGTCTAGCATCTTGTCTCTCCCTTTCCGAAGCACCCTGCCCCGGTGAGATCAGTCTATCTGCACTCCACACATCTGTCAAGCATGCTGTGCATGCGGCATCCCAAAGCCGGATCAGGCCCGCTGACAGATCAAAAAAGAACCCCGCCAGCGCAGGCGGGGTCCAGGCGGAATCCAGTCGCAATCCGGTGGGTGTCCGGTGCTCGCCAACCCGCCGAGAGACGGTAGCAGGGTGACGTGGGGGGAGGGTAGCACGGGCCAGTCGCCGGGGCAAGAGCGGAGGTGAGGCCCTTCTTGATGTATCGATCAGAGAGTAAAGAGATCTCCTAAGAAAACTCCTTATATATAGGGGCTTCCGTTGTTTTAGATCCTTCTTTCCCAAAACGCAGTAGCGGGTCCGACTTCCGCCGAACCCGCCACCCTTTTTTCCCGCGTAAGTATTATCCCTGTTGACGCAGCGCGTAAATCTCGCGTGGGCGTCCGCCCGTAGGCTCTTTTGCTACCACGATTGTCCCCTCTTCGGCAAGCCGGTCGACAATCTCGCCCACCAGACGCGCTGGGAGCGCTCTACAGGCCCGCAAGAGGTCCGACCTGCCCATGGACCCGCCCGAGGCCCGCAAAGCGCCCAGGACAAGCTCACATTGCGCCGCGTGGTCATCCCACGATGCCCGACGATTGGCCGCCAGACTCCCGGCAAAGACCCGTGCCGACTCTTCGGCCAAGGCCACCGCCACACGGGCGCAATCCTCCGTCACGACGGGCACGTCCGCTTCTGGTTGCGCCAGAGCGGCAAGGACCATCGCCAACCGGCCGGCAAACTCCGGCAGACGGGCCAGCACCGCTGGAGGCACATCCTGCCGAGTGCCATCGCGCCGCGCCTTGTCTGCGTCGATCTTGCACCTCGTCAACAGGTCACGCGCCGCGTCTTCTTCCGGCATCGTGACCGAGTCATAGAGCCGAAGCTGATCAACGCCGGTGTCGACCGTCACCGCAAGGGCCAGGTGCCATGCCTCATGACGCTCACGCACCGCCAGCACGGCCGACCGAACGTCCAGCGGCAGATCGTCGTCTGGCCTCGTCTCTGGCGGCTGCCAGTCTGGCAGCACCCACTGTGAGCGCATCCACACATGACGACCGACAAAGCCGTCCGCCACGTCGACCGACGTCAGGACACTGTGCAGGCTCTCCGGCGTTGTCGATCCAAGCACCGTCACGACAGGCGCAATCAAGTCGAGTTTGCCGCCGCCTTTGACGAGCGACACCGCCGGGGACCATTTGTCTGTGCCCTTCGTGGACAGCTCCGTCAGAGACTGCTTGATGTCCTGCCGGTGTGTCGCCGCCCTTGGTCCCATCATGTTCCCGAGCTGCATGCCATACTCGTCAAGCACAAGACACGTTGCGACGCCAGCGCCGACAGCCTTCCTCACGCCGTCGACGAAAGCAGGCCCCGACGAGAAAGAGTTTGGACCGCGCAATGCTGGCCAGCACTCGTCAATGACCCTTGAAAGACAAGACTGCGGACGGTTCTTGCCCTCGCCCGACGACGCCATGGACACGACGTCGAGCCTCTACGTCGAGCGGCGGTACACAAGCCGACGGCCAGCCATCGCCGACCCGAGGGCCAGAAGCGCCGCGATGGTGAGTCCAGGTTGCGGATGATCGGCCCCACGGATCACCCATCCGCAGAACGTGTCACAGAGCCCGCCCAGCGCCCTCACGTCGGCCAGCATTGCCCAACGTGCGGCGTCCTGCTCGGCTGGCGTCGGCCCCTTGGGCTTAGCCCTCTCCGGCGTCACGATGATTTCCGGCTCAATCGCCAGCGCGTTGATCTCGTCGACGTAGTAGCCGCTGTCAGACTCCATGATCGCTTTGTCGGCAGGGCTCCGAGGATGCGACGCGCCAGCCTTCAGTCCACGTTCAATCGTGCCCCTCGACTTGCGTTCGCTTTCTCCCTCCCAACCACGGGCCACGCTGTAGAGCGCGTCCGCAGCTACGCCGAACGACAGATGGCCCGCGCCGCAGATCTGGCCCAACTTGAAAGCCGCACGAACCAGCGCATGGTTGCGCCCGCCTTTTCCTGTCCGCGCCACCTCGTCGACTTCCTGCCGCATCGCCGTCTCTGCCCACGACGTCGCAGTGAGCGCAAAAGTCTGGCGCGTCAGTGTGATCGCCTGCTGTCGTGGCTTCACCCTGTCCACGATCCACGACGGCAACGGCACCGGATCTACATCATTCGTCCATGTATAGCCCTTGCCCTCGACGACAGACGGGAACGCCACGATGTAGCCGCCCTCGCCACGCGTGTCAGCATCGGGGCTGATAGCGTTAGGGCTTGACTTGGCTGTGTTGGGTAGGCGCATACCCTCCGGCAGCGCGTAGACGTAGTGCCATCCGCCGCCGCGTGTCCTTGCTATCCACGTCTCCGGCAGGCGCGGCATGATCTCCGACGACGCCGCGTCAATGTCGACGACGTAGATGCCAGACACCGAGCCCGTCGCAATCGCCACGTTCGCACTTGGCGTCTTCTCCCACCACGAGCGGATCGTGGCCTCGTCCGTCGTCGCGTCTTTGCACCCGGCGCTACCCGCAAAAGGGATCTTCGTGCCGGGCGAGCAAGGGAACACCGCAAGCCCGCGCTCTGCGTACCACAGGGCAGCTTCAAGATTCGTCATCGTCGTCGTCACTTTTGAATCCTCCCCAACTCTTCAATCAGATCTTCAATGCCGAGCCCATACTGGCCCGCCTCGTATGCCTCACGGATCAACCGCTTGGCGTCGTCAAGCCTGATCCACTTGCCGACAGCCCATCGCCCGTGCCTCAGCCGGTAGAGCCTCGACTTGACAGACCCGATGGGCAGCCCTGTCTGCGAAGCAATCTCCTGCATTGGAAGACCACTGTCCTTCAGTTGAATCAACTGCTCGTCAGTCACCATGGCAGATCGTCCTCTCCAAAACTGTCGCCATCGGCAGGTTGAGTCTCTGACTCGCTCTCGCCATCGTCATCAATCTCACGGCGCTTGCCATGGTGGATGGCGACGACGCGGTCCCACTTGCCGTCTTTCTCCGTCTCGACAGCCACCACTGGCCGCATGTGCCCGTCGTCGAGGAGGGCGAGGGCATCGTCGACGCTTTCTGGCAGGCGACAGCCAACGTGCTCCTCCCACCATCTCATCGCCTTGCGCCACGCAAACGAGCCTTCCTCATGCTCGACGCACACCCACTCAGACACGATCTTGCGCCCAAGCCCGAGCGGCCCACCTAGCGGGTAGTAGTCGATCCGCAGCGTCGGTGGAGCGTTGTCGTCGCCGGCCTTGTAGTGCTTGCGCCACTCGACAGCGCCGACGTCGTGACGCACGGGCGGAGCCTTGGGCTTGATCTCCAACGACAGCGCCGGCAGGTTGCTGGCCTTGTCGTTCGCCTTGCGTTCTGGCGCGGGCCACTCGTAGCCACAGTGGAGGCAGACCCGCACCGCCGGAGCTTGCTGCGCAAGGCACTGAGGGCAGGTCTTAGTGGGTGCTTCGCCGTCGCTCTTCTTTCCCTTGGGCTTCACCTTGACGTCGTCGATGGGGCCATGCCTTGCGATGTTGCCGCCGTAGTCAAGCAGGAGGCAATCGGTCTTTCCGTCGGCAAGCCGCATCCCACGCCCGACCATTTGGACGTAGAGAGAAGGGCTCATGGTCGGCCTGACCAATGCCAGCACGTCGACGACAGGCGCGTCGAAGCCAGTCGTCAGGACGTCGCAGGACGCAAGACACGCAAGTTGACGCGCCTTGAATCGCCCGATGATTTCGTCCCGCTGTCCGCGCTCCGTCTCGCCGGTAATCACGTCGCAGGACACGCCGCGGATCTGCAGCTCGTTCCGCAGACGCTTTGCGTGGGCCACCGACGTCCCAAAGATCATGGCCGACGTCCGCCCGCCATCTAGCGCACCCTTGACGTCGTCGGCGACGATGCCGTTGATCTTGTCGACGTCGCAAGCCATCTCCAAATCTTTCGCCGCAAACTCACCCATGCGGATGCCGACGTCGGATAGGTCTATCTGCTCTCGGACGTACCCCGTCACGACAGGCGAAAGCCACCCGTCACGGATGAGGCGTTTCACGTCGACGTCATAGGCCACGGCCGTGAAAAGCGCACTGTCCCCTTCAGTCAAGTAGCCCTGCCCGAGACGGTACGGCGTCGCGGTGTACCCGAGGATCCGCAGGTCAGGGTTGACTGCTCGCAGGTCTGCGATCATGCGCTGGTAGGACGTCGCATCTTCAGGGCTCAAAAGATGCGCCTCGTCGATGATCACGACGTCGACATGCCCGAGCCTTGACGTTGACCGAACGATCGATTGGACACCGCAGATCGTGATCTGCTCGATCTCCTTTCGTCCAAGCCCGGCGCTGTAGATCCCGACCGGGGCCATCGGCCAGATCGACCGCACCGCCTTTGCATCCTGGATGATGAGCTCCGCCCGATGGGTCGCGATCACGACGCGGCACCCGAAATCCTGCACAAGCCGCGCAGTCGTCTCGCCCAAGGTCGGGCTTTTCCCTGACCCCGTCGGCATCACCACAAGGGGGCTTGCTGGCTTCTCTGGCGTCGACGGCGCACGTTCCCAATACGAAAACACCGCATCGACTGCCTCTTGCTGGTAGTCCCGAAGTTTCATGATCTGTCTTGCTCCTTTGTGCTTGACACGTTCTATCGGCCCCCGATAGAAGTCAAGGCACAAGAGGAGAGCACATGCAGATCATGAAACTGGCGCAAGCCATACGGCCTCACGCACCCAAGGTGCTGGTTTACGGTGACAGTGGCATCGGCAAGACGACGCTTATCGGCAGCCTTCCGGGCCGCGTCCTGATTGTGTCCGCAGAGTCGGGCCTGCTGTCCTTGTCGTTTGCCTCGGGAGATGACCGCTTTGACGTCGTCGAGATTGTCACCGTCGATGACCTGATCAACGTGCACAAGCACTTGACCAGCAAGGGCCACGGCTACGATTGGGTCGCGCTGGACAGCATTTCAGAGATTGCCGAGGTTGTCCTCACCGCAGAGAAAAAGAAAGTGACCGATCCGCGCCAAGCTTACGGCGCTGTCATTGAGCGCGTCACCGCCGCGATGCGGGCCTTCCGTGATCTGCCGATTGGCGTCTATTTCAGCGCCAAACTCGCCAAGGTGAAGGACGACGCCACGGGCCGGATCTCCTACGGGATCTCGATGCCCGGCGCAAAGCTTGGCGACGCCGTCCCCTACCTTTTTGATGAGGTGTTCCGTCTTGTGTGCGTCGACGAAGTCGACCCCGACGGCAAGCGGGCAGCCGTGCGCTACCTCCAGACCTCCGGTGATGCGCGAAGCGTCGCCAAAGACCGCAGCGGGGCTCTTGACCCGCTCGAACCTGCCGACCTCGGTGCCGTTGTGGCAAAGATGGCGGCTCATGCTGGCGCGGCAGTTTCCGCGACGAAGGAGTAAAATCATGTCTGACTGGACCAACGATAACGACCCCCTTGCCCTTGACTTCGACGTCGCCAGCGTCGAGCGCCGCCCGTCGAGCTTCGATCCGCTGCCTGCCGGTGATTACCCTGTCACCGTCAGCAAAATCGAGGCGAAGAAGACCCGCGACGAGCAGAGCGTTCAGGCCAATGTCGAGTTGACCGTCGACGACGGCGATCACAGGGGCCGCAAGATCTGGACGCGCATCACGCTGCGCACAATCCGCACCGACGAGAAGGGCCAGCAAATGCTGGATATCGGCAAGCGCCAATCTGCCGAGCTGGCCGACGCTTGCGGCGTCACCGGCATGAGCCTGTCGCCGTGCGTCGGAGCGCAGATCGTTGTCAAGTTGAAGGTGCGCCCTGCGGCCAACGGTTACGATGCATCGAATGACGTCGTGGCGTTCAAGGCCCGCGCCGGCGCTGCGCCCGTCGCCGCCGCCAGCAAGCCCGCCGCGTCGGCTCCGACGAGCAAGCCCGGATTTATGGCCCGCAAGGGATGACGCCCATCGCCCCGCACGGTGATCCGTGCGGGGCTTTGCTTTGGAGAACGCAATGGCCCGCACCTGGTACGACCGAAAAAACGGAGCCCGCACGATGCTTGATGGCACTCGCCTACGGGCTCTCCGTGAGAGCATGGGCATGAGTCTGCCCGACGTGGCTCGTGAAACGCGCTGTAGCGTTGCCTCGCTGTCAGTCTGGGAGAACGAGGGTGCTTGCCCGTCGACGGAGTCTATCGTCGCGCTGCGGGCATTCTACGGCGACACACTTGCAGAATCCGGCGCTCTCACGGTGTCCGATGCCGAGTGACCCCATCCACCTCTACGCGCCCATCCGCGTCGACGCATGGACCAACATTCGCGGCCACTGGAAGACGACACAGAAACGCAAGGACCGCGAGAAGCAAACGACCGCATGGCTGCTCCGCAGCCGTGCGCTGCCTGACCTTCCTGTCGTCGTGACCTTCACGCGAATCAGCCCGCGTGACCTCGACGACGACAACTTGCCGTCGGCCTTTAAGTACGTCCGCGACGAGATAGCGCGGCACTACGGAACGCACGACGGGACCACCGCGCCGATTACATGGCGCTATCACCAACGCCGTGCGCGTGTCGACGAGACGGCGCGGTGCGGATTCACGATTGAGATTGGGAGCGCAGAGTGATCATCTACATCGACACCGAAACAGGCCCCTCGACAAGGCCCGACGTCGTGGCCCACATCGCAAGGAAGCACTACGACCCGAGTGACCTTGACAGGGCCGCCAAAGATGCGGCGAAGGCATTGGAGAAGACCAGCCTATCGGGCACCTTCGGCGAGCTGTGGGTGATCTCCGTCGCCACCGACGGCGACGAGCCGATCACCTACGTCCGCGACGGGACCGACCCCGACGGCGAAGGGGCCATGCTGCGCCGGTTTGCGCAGGACGTGATCGATCTCGACAAGGACGTCAGTTTTGCGCGGCACCTCGACGCCATTGTGGCTCACGGAGCCGACTTCGACCGCCACATGATCCGCCAGCGGGCGACCGCGCACGGTGTCTATCTGCCGGCCGCAATCGCAGGGTGCAGCCCCGACGGGACAAGCATGACGCCGTGGGACAGGGCGAATCGTTGGCGCTGCACGATGGCCCTGTGGTGCGGCGATACCCGGGGCCGGGTCAGCCTGGGAGATCTGGCGCTGGCCCTTGCGGTGGATGCGCCGATCAAGGGGGCCGACGGGATCGACGGATCACAGGTCTGGCCCCTGATCTGTGCTGGCCAGATCGGCCGCGTGGCGTCCTACTGCGCCGACGACGTGCGACTGGTGCGGGCGATCTACCAGCGGATCATGTCTGCCCGCCGGCCTGATCTGATCTGATCTGCTCTGATCCACCGCATCCCAATGCGGTCACAGCACAATCAACACACATGTGCTTGACACCTGCGTAGCGGGTATGTAGGCTGTGGATGTGGCCGGCAGGGGTGCCGGTCCGAAACAGGAGAGACACCATGACCAACGTTATCCGCACCTTCGCTTCCAAGCCCTTCGTCGTCGTCGCCCGTGAGGACCGCTCGGTCATCGGCAGCAGCGGCAACATGGCCCACGCCCGCGCTCTTGGCGCTAGCGTCGTCGGCGAGAACGGCTACAGCATCGTCGACCTCTCCGACGTCGACGGGTTCGAGGTCGCCGCGCTGGACGCTGGCGACACCAGTGCAGCCAAGGTCGCCGCCATCGCCCTCCGCAGCAAGGGCGGCAAGAGCCGCCGTCAGGTCGCCGAGTGGATCCTCGCTGGCGCTGTCGGCTGACCATCACCCCCAACACACCCACAGGAGAGAGACACCATGACCGACAGCTACATCCCCCCCGGCGCTGATCACTACTGGGGCGCAGACCTTGACCTCCCCGACACTCGCGACGACCCGCCGGAGGACGACCACCAGATCACCGACGAGCAGGCCGAGCAGTGGGCCGCCGAGATGGGCGAGGATCGCGACCTTGAGGACGCGCTGGCCCAGCTCGCTGAAATCTACGGGGTGCTGTGATGTGCCGAACCATGCAGAGGGCCATCGTGGCTGAAGCCAAGCGCCGTCGTTTGCCCGTGTGGGCGTTCCTGCTGCTGATCAATCACTGAATGGGAAAAGGGAGAGACACAATGCTGACAATCACGACCGAAAAAATCACGCCGTCAATCGCTACTGCCTACCTTGAAAGCAACACCCGCAATCGACCGATCAAGCGCAAGCATGTGATCACGCTGGCAGACGCAATGTCCCGAGGAGAATGGCGCACGACGCACGAGGGGATTGCTTTCGATTCAAACGGCGACCTCATCGATGGCCAGCACCGGCTCTGCGCCGTCGTCATGAGCGGCGCGACCGTGTATATGGCCGTTGCCCGTGGGTGCGACCCGGATTCTTTTGCCGTCATCGGCGACGGTGCCCGCCGGTCCTCTGGCGACGTCCTGCACCTTGCAGGTGAAATCAACGCAAAAAAGCTGGGGTCGGCTGTTTTTGCGGCGATTCTCGGCACCGAAACTCGCACCGCAAGCAAGGCCGAAATCGCCGCATGGATGCGCGGCACCCATGCGCAAATCACCCGCGACATTGTCTCTGCAATGCGAGACGAACACGCCGCCGTCACAGGCGCGATAATCCGGTCTGTCGTTGCAGGTGTTTTCAGTCACGCCCAGGCAATTGACTTTGCGAGGCGATATCAGTCCGGCGATTGGGACGGAGCCACGTCGCCAATTTGTGCGCTAAAGGCGCGAATCACGAAACACAAGCACACTCGAGTCGAGCAATACCTCTATGCGGTGCGAGCGATCACGATGTACGCCGAAGGAAAACGTGCGCCAAAAATCTATCGCGCCACCTGTGATTTCGAGGTTCCCAATGCGTGACCCCGACCGCCACCTGCCCGACCCCGGCATCGACGACAGCCCCACCGACGACGAGATTGCCAGCGCCGCAGATGGCGTCGATGTGACTCAGTGGGTGATGGATCTCGTCGACACCGGCGAGGACAGCGCGGCCCTGCTGCGCTGGGCGCAGGACTGCTACCGAGAGATCATGGATGCGGTGGAGAAGGCCCGCAATGAATGACATTCGCCCGGTGTCACGCGCCGCCTGCGCTCCGCTGATTCTCGACGTGCATTATGCGCGTCGCTGGCCGAGCATTTCTTACGCCTTTGGCCTGTTCGACGGCGACGATTTGCGAGGCGTTGTGACCTACGGAACGCCGCCATCTGCGCCGTTGCGCAGCGGCATCGCAGGCCCCGACTACGCCGCCAGCGTCCTTGAGCTGAATAGGCTAGTGCTGCGCCACAACGAACACAACGAGGCGTCGCGCCTTGTTGGTGGGAGTCTGCGACTGCTACCGCCGTCGATTGTGGTGAGTTTTGCTGACACTGCTCAGGGTCACGTCGGCACCGTCTATCAGGCCTGCAACTTCGGCTACTACGGACTGTCCGCCAAGAGGACTGACTGGAAAATCAAGGGCCAAGAGCACTTGCACGGACAGACCATCGCCGACCGCTATCGGGGTGTCGAGGACCGCGCCTTTGCCATTCGCAAAGACTACGGGGACGCCTTCTACCTTTCGCAGCGTTCGCGCAAACACCGATACATCTACGTCGTCGGAGATCGACGATGGAAACGCAGAGTAAATGAGGCAATCCGCTACAAGCGGGAGCCATACCCGAAGGAGACAGCATGAAAAAACAACCCCGCATCGCCCTCAACATCGATCTCAAGCCCGCCGAACGGCAGGCCCTCGACGCAGCAGCCGCCGCCGTCATCGATGAGCGCGGCCGACCCATGCGCGTGTCTACTTGGGCGCGTCGTGTGCTGATTGAAGCGGCGAAAGCCACGGAGAACACATGAGCAAGCACACACCGGGACCGTGGCGCATTGGCGCACTTGAATCTGGCCAAGCCGCCGTTGACGGTGCCAGCGGAGCCGAGGTGACTGGCTGGGTCAGCATCCCAGACGCCCACCTCATCGCCGCCGCGCCTGACCTGCTGGCGGCGCTGGAGCGGCTGTTTCGCTGGGGATCTTGGCCTTCAGAAGAGCACAAGCAAGACATGGAGTCGGCCCGCGCCGCCATCAAGAAAGCACGAGGAGAAGAATGAGCAACTGGGAGAGCCGACGAGACTTTGACGCCGACAAGGTCGTCGAGCAGCGGGACAAGGCCATCGAAGAACGGAACGACGTCTTCCGACGCCTGCGTGAAGTAGAGCGGCGCTGCGTATCGCTGGAGCGCGAGCGCGACGAGGCGCTGCGCCTGTTGACTACACGGGTCGAGGCGAAGCGACTGGACGAGGCGCAGGAGGAGATCGCACGCCTCTGCGCCGAGGCCAAGCGAGCAGACGAAGAGGCGACGACGCTGGCGAACAGCGACCTCGCCACGACGGAACAGGTCGTGCGTGCGCTGCGCGCCGAGAACGAGCGCCTGCGCGAGTGCAGCGAGGCGCGGCTCGCTGGTTTGGCCGACCGCGACCGTCGCCTCGATCAGATCGCAGCCGCCGCTGCCGTCATCGACGAGCGTGGCCGACCGATGAAGGTGAGCACCTGGGCGCGTCGTGTGCTGATTGAAGCCGCCAAGGCCCAGCCATGATCGCCCGCATCCGTCGGTGGATTGACTCGTGGATGGTCGTCGATGTCGACGACGTCGTGATCGTGCCCCTCGACAAATGGCACGAGATTGTCGGCGAGCGTGATCGCCTGCGTGTCGAGGTGGAGCGGCTGCGGTCGCTGGTGAGAGGTGGAGTGTGAGCCCTATCGATCTGCGCCTAGGGCGCTGGCAGGACGTGCTTGCCGACGTGACGACGTGCGATGCGGTCATCTGTGACCCGCCGTATTCGGCAAGGACGCATGAAGGGCATGACAGCCTCGCAGGCGACGAGCGTTTCTCTGACCCCGCGAGGACGAACCCGACCGAACGCCAGACGCTGGATTACGCCGCTTGGACCTTCGACGACGTCAAGGCGTTCGTGTGGGCGTGGTCGACGAGGTGCAGCGGCTGGATCGTGGCGATGACAAGCCATGACCTGATCGGGGCATGGGAAGCCGCCTACAGTGACGCTGGCCGGCTGGCGTTTGCGCCGGTGCCCATCATCCAAAAGCGCCCGCGCCTTGTCGGTGATGGTCCGTCGTCGTGGGCGGTCTACATGATGGTTGGCCGTCCGAGAAACAAGACGATGGCAGCGTGGGGCTGCCTGCCCGGTGCCTATGAAGCGCCGACGGTGAAGGGGTCCGGCATCGCAGGAGCAAAGCCCATCGTCCTCATGCGAGCCATCGTCCGCGACTACAGCCGCCCCGGCGATCTCATCGTCGACCCGTTCTGTGGCTCCGGCACCACCGCCCTTGCGGCGGCGATGGAGGGTCGGCGCTGCATCACCAGCGAAGAGAAGCCCGAGCACCACGCCATCGCCAAGCGACGCCTCGACAGAGGCTATCAACCCGGTCTGATTTGAAAGGAGCACATCATGCACGACACTGAAGGTGAGACGATTGACGACGTGAGAAGGCAACGCGACGCCGCCATCGCCCGCGCGGAGAGGCTGGAGCGTGAGGCAGTCGCCAGCCTCACCGCTGCCGGCATCTGCCTGCCTGTCGAGGAGCCGACGGCGCAAGGCGAGATCCCGATGGCCGTCCACAAACTGGCGAGGGAGCGCGACGAAATCGACATCCAACTCGCGGCGCTACGCGAGCGGCTGCGGTTGGCGATGGCGGTTGTGGACATCGCCAGAAAGCACACGTCGGGGTGCCAAAACGCGTCGATGAAGTGCCCGTTGTGTGGCGATCTAAGTGTGCCCCTCGCCGCCCTCGACGCCGTACCCGGTGACACGTTGGAGCGCCCATGATCGCCATACTCTTTGCCATCGTCGTCGTCAGCGTAGCTGTCGGCCTTGTCTACCTCGCCGACGTCTGGGAATCGCGGGAACGCGCCCGGCGTCGTCACGAAGCTTTGCAATCATTCTATGGACGTGAGTCATGACCCGAGTCCGAGGCACCGACAAACTCGACCCACCGTCGACGTACCAGCGAATCATTGAGCGTGGGCCATGGGCCAGCTACGCCCGCTGCGAGGAATGCGGCGTCGACGCCGGCCGCGCATGTCGAGACATGACCGACCGCGAGGCGTTAGAGGTCTGCGACGAGCGCAGGCTCGTGATCAACGACAGCGCCAGTCGTTGCCGTGTGCGAAACGTCGACGACGAGAAACCGGAGAAGTCTCGCCGCGACAAGCCGCCAGCGAGCGACAAGCGCACGAGAAAACGACGAGAGGAAGGCAAGGCGGGCCAGCCGGTGTACGTCGCCTGCCACCACTGTGGCGAGCCGACCCGACTGTGGGGTCAGGGCTTGATTTCAGGGCGCACATGGTGCGCCGCCACGGAGTGCCGTCGTCACAAGGGCAGGGTCTATCGCGCCGAACGCAAGGGCCAAAAGCAGCAGACGGAGACGGTGCCTTGCCACTGGTGCCGCACTGCCCTGCCAGTCACCGGCCGACATGGTGCCGCTAGGCCGTGCTGCGGTGACGTCGCTTGCTCGTCTGCAATCAAGTACGAGACGGCGAGGCATCGGGCGACTGCTACCCCGTGACGACGAGAGGATACCCTCTGACGACGCGATAGCGCCTCGGTGACGCGCCCCACATGACCTCAGCCTGTAGGGTGCGCCGGTCGATTTGGACCACCTTCGCCGGTGCGCTGTCGGTCGCATAAATGATGTCGTCATCGTAGGCGAGCGCCATGATCCAGTGCTCGCCTACGTCGTCGCCGGTGTAGTCGACATGCAACCACGCGAACCCGTGTCGTGGTTGGATGCCATGACGGTCGATTGCGTCGCAGATTGCGACGCTCATTTGCCGCGCCGACATGGCCCCCTTCGCCACCGTCCAGGCTGACTCAGTGTCAGGACAGGAGAACCCCGCAGACCGCGCCAGACGTGGCAGGACGGCGAGCGAGGAGCCGGGTGCCCATACGGGCGGGGACGCAAGCGCGGCGCGTTCACAGACCGTTTGAGGCGTTGCGCCAGCGCGAATGCCGGATGCCCGCTGTGCCTCGGCCAGACTGGTGGCCGTGCATCCCCACTGCGCAACGGTTTTGCCGCCGAGGCCGTATGGCGACGAGCCCCATCGGCGGTCGCCTTGCCACATGACGCGAGACGGGAGGGGCCAGCCGTGCATTATCCACTCACCGCCATGACGACGTCGGGCTCGCCATAAAATCGAGCCTGTTGCGCGGCCTGCTCAGGGGACATGGCCCACAGGTAGCGGGTGCGGCCGTCGACGTAGTGGGCAACGTAGCGTCTCACTGGCGTTCCTCGATTCGCTTTGCGGCGTTGTCGACGACGTCTGCCACGGCGTCATTCTTGGGGTCGTCATCGCTGCGGAGACGAGCGGCGTACAAGCGAAGGGCGAAGCCAATCACCTCGCGAACGACGGCATAGATGCCGCCGCCAGCGAGCATGGCCTGCCATTCTGCGGCGACGTAGTTAGCGAGTTCCACTGTGGTTTCCCTTCAGCAAAAGTGCTTCGATGCGGTCGAATCGTTTGTCCATCTCGGCTTGCATTTTCTCGACGGAGGACGCCACCATCGCCAGCGCCTCTTTGCTGGCCTTGTCGCTCTTAAGGTCGGCCGTGATTTCTTCAAGACGACGCACGCGAGCCTGTAGCGCCGCCCACGCCGCTGCGCCACCTGTCGCTGCCGAGAGAGCACCAATGGCAATCTGCTCAATCACGCCACACCTCGAAACCAGCCGCCGCAGAGGCGCACGGTGTCGTATCCGGTCGACCACTCGCGCTCGACGCGCTGCTTGTTTTTCTTGAATGCCCAATCGTTGACGGCGTCGATGTCGACGTCGAGTCCGTCGGTGCGTCTGGACTTGCGTTGCGAGGGAGCCCACAGCAGAGCACGGGGAATCGCAGAGAGAATCGCTGGGACGTCACATGGACGGATGCGGTTGGCCGGGTCCATCGGTGCCTCGCCAAGACGCACCGACACGCGAGGCTCTGGCTTGTGGTCCCACACATTGTCGACGGTGTTGTCGGTGAGCCCGCCATCGCCATACAGGCGGATGTCCGGCGACAACTCCGTCCCGATTGACGGGACTGTCGCCGCTGGGACCACGCCGCACATGAAAGACGATGAAGCGATGACCGCCTCACGCACTACAATCCTCGGTGTGCTGTGCTTCGAGAGGTAGACGGGCCTCGCCCTGTCGAGGTCAGTTACGCACACCACAAGCCCGCTGGTTGCGTCTCCGAGTCGTGCGCCCTTGCCGATGTGCATGTCGACGAGGTCGCCGATCACATCAAGCGAAAACAGACCCCCACGAGGCACACTGGCCGGCGACAGCGCGAGAGTCTGCCCACTCTCCAGCACGTCGACGAGCATGGCGACGATGACCTCGTCGGGCAAGCCAAACGCCTTGCACGTTGCGACGATGGACCCTGCCGATGCACCGCTCCACCCGAGCACTTTTGCGTGTGCGTCGACGGCAGCAGCAGCACCGGCGAGGTAGGTGATAGCGGGGCCACCTCCACTGATGCTGGCGTACACTGGACGACGTGACATGCCGGTCACGGTATCACCGCGACAGGGGAACCGGAACCCCCACCAACGCCGCCTCTTGGTTTGCCCGGTGGCTTTCTGGTGCGGAGTTTTTTGCGTTTGTCGTCCTCCTCCTCGTCAGTCTCAGAATCGTCGACGTCATGCAGTGACGCTTGTTCGCTATTGAGAAGGCGCACGGCAATCACTTTGACGATCCAGTCACCTACAGCCATGCCGAAGCCGACGACGACACAATCGACGAGAAGGATGATCAAATCAAGCATGTCCATGGTCACGCCCTCCCGTCGTAGCAGGAGCCATCCCGCCAGAAACGCTGCTCGGTGTAGACGACGATATCCGCCGTGAATCGGCCAGACTTGCGCTCGATCCAAAATTCGCCGTGGCCTTGTGTCCATCCTGTCGGCCCCTTGATGTAGCTGCACTTGTCGACGGGAGCGAGGCACGGAAGACCGAAGGCCCCGCGCACATGCTGCGAGCCCTCAGGGCCAGCGACGGGCATCGTGTAGAGCTGTGCGCGGTGACAGTGCCCGATCACCAGGTTGCATCCGTATTTGACGAGGTGCGACTTGCAGTAGGCATCGCCGGCAAACACACCATGGGTGAATCCGAGGTGCCCGATCTTGTGAACCTCGCCGTATGGCGTCGACGTGATGGCGTGATCGACGAGACGAAGCGCGGAGGCCCACGTTTCCATGCCCGCCAATGCCGGCGCTGTCTTCGCGACGAACCGCCGATAGCGGTCCTCATGGTTGCCCTCGACGTAGTGGATCGGCTTCTTGCCCATGATCTTGCGCAGTCGCGACAACTCGTCTCGCACCTGCTCAAGCTCGGCGAGGAACGCTTGCCGTGGCTCTCCGTCGTCGTGCAGCGACACCGCAGCGAAGTCGGCGAAGTCGCCGTTGATGACGAGCCGGTCAGGCTTGCAGTCCTCGAGACGCTTGATGAACGCCGCCCACGCAAACGGGTCATGAAAGGGCACATGGACGTCAGAGCACACCATGACGTGCTCGACGTCGGCCCGCAGCTTTCCCTTGCGGCGGGTCACCGTTCCACTTCCGTCGTGTGCGTCGGCTCGACGTCGGGGTAGTGCCAGTGCGGATACTCGCCGACAGACCGGTGGTTCATGGTGCGCGTCGCGATGTTTATCCCGCCAAAGTAGTCCGCAGAGATGCGGCCACCGCCGAGGTGGCGACGCACGAATCCGGGGCAGGCGTAGGTGTCGGAGATGACGACGACGACGGCGTCACCGATAACGGGTGTGCGAATCTTCATGTGCCTCCTAGACAACAGGCCCCACAAGGGGGCCTGTTGCGTGTCACGTTGTCGTCGACGTTCAGCCGATCTTGCGGACGATCAGGCTGAAGTCTCGGATGGTCAGGGCGTGACCGTTGGTCCCGACGCGCACACGAGCCTCGACGGTGTCGCCGACAGCGGTCGGCGAGAACACGGCATAGGCAGCGGGCATACCCATACGCGACGCCGTGGACAGCTCGGTCTTGCGCGAGCCCACGCCGATCTGCGCCTTGGCTGCGCCACCGACGCTGGCCCAGATTTCGACGTCGACAACGGCGCTGTTCGTGCCGATGCCGTCGCCGACGATGGCGAACACCTCATAGTCGCCGATGCCGGCAGGCTGGGCGACGGTGACGACGCCAGTCGAACCGACGAACGAAAGAGCGCCGCCAGCGTTATTCTTTGCGGCGGTGTAGAGCGTGGCGCTCAGGATGGCCTGCGGCGTAGCAGCGGCGGCAACGGTGATTGTCTCACCAGTGCCGTCGTTGATCTGCGCCACGAGGGCGAGGGGAGTGCCACCGGTATTCAGGGCTGCGAGGGACATGTGTGCTCCTACTTGCCGCGCTCGCGGCTCTGACGGTTGATG